GATGTAGATAATAATATATTATCGCCAGCCACTACATAATTTGCAGCAGCAGCAGGATCTGCAATAGACAAATTTAAATATTGATGTGCACCAAGGGCAGATGTACTAATCGTTAAATTAGTACCAGACAGTATTACAGTACCAGTACTAAAAACCCTTGTATCTGCGGTATTGCCTATAGCAACCCCAGCCCCACGCCCTGCTAACCTATATTGATCCTTGTATGGAACTATTATATTATCTACATTACAAAAACCAGCTGGATTACCAAGTATAATTGGAGCCATTTGTAACTAGTCTTTCTATTACTGCTAATTGTTCTAATATTGCTTCGTCATTACCTACATAAGCAGATGACTCCATTGAGTCAATCATAGCCATTGTAAAAATGGCATCCATAATTTCTTTATTATTACAAGACCCACAAGAATAGTATTCTGGTATAGTCCTTAATAATTCGTAAGTAGCATTAACAACTCTACCATCTAACAGCACGTCATATTCTTTTACAGACTCTACTGTATTAACAGTATATGTAAAATAGTATATACCATCTGGAAATTCATCATCAGAACTACCTAATGCGGTGGATCCTACCAGAAAATTACTTGGATCTAATTCGAACACAAGATCTGTCTGAATAAGAAATGGACCGAATAAAGTAAATAGATCTATAGTATCATAAACAGTTGATACATTATTAGATTTAATTATTTCAACATCCAATGTTAAATCTGTTATATTACTAACGTCAATATTCCCACCGATATTATAATCAACAGTTGTATCTACTACCGTTATTTTTTTATTATCATTCCTTACAGTGAAGGATAAAGTTGTAGTTAATGCCATATATTTTTATAAAAAAAGGGGCCAGGGTAAGCTGACCCCTAATTATAATTAAAGTACGTATTCAATATAGATATCCATTTTACCAGCGGTAAAATTGGTATCATTACTAAGAGTAACAGTGATTGCTGTAGCAGCAGCTGTTACTATATATGCAGCTGCAATAAGCACTGCTAATTCAGCAGGAGTATCCTGAGCTGCATCAGCACCAGTACCAACACCAGCAAGTAATGTAAATGCTTTATTAGCATATCCATTATAAACCGAACCAGCAACAGCTGCTTTTAAGCCAGCTGCTGTTGAGGCATATCCAATAGATATAGTTGTTGATTCATCTGCGCCATCATTAAAGTCAGTACGAGTAATACCAAATCCACCAGTTATAATTGCACCAGCAGGTACATAACCAAGCGTATAAGTAGTATCGTCTGTACCACCATTAACAGCCACATCATAAGTACACTTTAATACTCTTTTATTTAAAAATTCATTTGCGTTTGCCATAATTATATTATATTAAAGAGTTAATTAAAGAGCTGCGACATTCGGGAATGCAGCAGGAGTAGAAGCCATCCAAGGATTAAGCTGAGTAAGAACAAACGCCTGTTGAGCATCGCCATTCGTACCGTTATGGAAAGCCATAATTGTTTTAACCTGAGTTGTTTCAAGATATAAGTTATTCGGAGTCTTGTATGGAACTTCGTGTTCAATAACAATTAAGTTATAAGTAAGAGAAGTACTTGTATGGAAGTCAGGAACTATAACAGGGAATTCACGCCTATTATACACACCTTCATATCCCCAAGCAGCTAATTCAAGATCCCTCATTTGTTCCCATGTACCAGTACCATAATTTATAGTAGTAGTATTAGAGAAGTCAACATATTCTGCGAGAGTGCCTGTACTTGTAACATAATTAAAGAACGGTTCAAACATAACCATATCAAAATGATCTAAGTCATTAAGCCCAGTTGTGCAACCTGCTATAGGTTTACCAGTTAAGTGAAGATAATCTGAACCAGCTGTAACACTAGCTACAACTCTTGCGTTCGGATCAGCATTAATAACTGCTGCAACTGCGGCAGCAAATACATCTACATCAGCTACATCAGCAGCTGTTGCGATATAACGCCACTCTTGAACGAATGGTCCCGGATGTTCATACATGTCTTTGTAAACAACCCTAACAACATACTCTCTAGCAAGAGTAGGAGTTACAGTCGTTGCAGTCCAAGCTTGTTCTGCTTTTGCAGTATAAGCTTTGCCAAGGAACGTCCTTACATAATTTGCTTTAATAGGATCAGATAATTTAATCTTACGAGCAGTAATGGCAGTACCACTTTCAGGAGAGAGGGTGAATGTTTTAGTCGTACCCATAGCCACGTATATCGTGTCTGAGTCGGCTACAGTTGCACCAGGAGTAAGAACTTTAAAGTCCTTATCAAGGATAACAATAACACCATCACCTAAAGCATCAGTACCAGTAGTGGTCATAAGAGCGCTCAGTGTTTCGCCACCAGTTATATCGGCGTCCTTAGCAGTATCCTTACCTATGAAAACTTTAAAAGGTTTATTAATCATTTTTATTATTTATTAAAAGTTAATATTACTCCATTTCAGACACCTTAGTAGGGAAAGTCTGAATTCTTGGAGATTCTATATTCTCGATTGCAATATTAACAGCTAGCTTTACAAGTTCTGAATGAACATGATTTGGAAAGTTAGGCGAATCTGCTTCATCTAATTCAATAAACGATAAGGGTTGTTTTATATATCTTAATATATAATTAACAACACTATAGGTGCCGTCTGTTATTAGTTCAACATAATCCGACTTAATTAACCTAAGTGGGCTTGCTGTATCATAATGTAATCTATGTGGAGATAAAGGATCGTGTACTTTTGTACTATATGTATTAGCAGTACATTCTGTTATAGGTTGAATTAAATTAATATTAGTTGCTGTAAGTCTATCATAGTAACGTATAGTACATTCTTCGCCTACAAGAAACATATATGGATCGTCTTCATCCAGGTCAATTAAATCAGCAATATAACAATTTGCCTTTTCAGAAACTTTCGGTCCTGTATAAGGAGGAGCTGTTATATCGTCATCAAAAACAGTCGTTAATAATGCTTCAACTACTAAATACCTAAGATCATCTAATCTCTTTTGGTTTTGTTCAAAAGAAGTACCAGCTGGATTATTACCACCATACCTACTTTTTACAAACTGTTCTTGAGCTCTATCAAAAAAATAGTCAATCTCAGTTGATAAAAAAGCAGGATACTGTAACGATTCAACTTTATCAAGTTCAATCTTAAATGCAATATGCATTTCTGACTTAGTCATTTATTACTTCTTTTTTACTTTTGGTTTTTGGTTTAGGTTCTTCGTCTGCTATAGATTTATCTACATCTTCTTGTGAAGCCTCGCCTGCTATATAAAAATCTTTAGTTTCACAGGCATTCATTATAGCCAACCTTATATCTTGATTGTTAGGAGATATCAAAAAGTTAATAGTATCTTCTAAACTAGTGCCTATAATCTCCGAGCCATATTTATAAATATTCTTATTCCTGCGAATAATATTTTTAGATATAGCTGTTTCGACTAAAGTTTCTATTTCACGAGATTTGTTATTAACCCACCTATCCATAAATTTACCAGGATTAGCTTCTACGAAAGTATATAATTTATTCTCAGCTACTTCAGATGACATACTCTCAGCATTGTAACCAAACAAACGTAAAGCCTTCCTAATTTCTGTAGGAGTTAACTTATCAAACTCTTTAATAGCACTTCGCCTAGCTCTATTAAATGTATTTTCTACCTTAGCTTCTTCATCCCTATTTATAAGAACAAAATCAGCAGTAGCTTTATTCTCTAATAGAGATGCTTTCACTCGCTTATGTCCTTTACAAAATAGATATTTTAGCTCGTCTAACGGGTCTTCAGTATTTAATATAATATCATTAACAGAAGTCCTAATCCTAAAATTAACCCAAAATGGGTTTGGTACAGTAGGTGTACCACGAGTTAAGTCAACACCAAGTGAAGTACCTAATCTCTTTTCATCATCAAATGACAGACCTGTGTATGTAACACCAGATCTTGTCAGATACGGTCCTAAGTCATCAAAGCAATTTTTGTACTTTGATATACCTGACCATTTATTCCAGCCTATAGGGCGCAATATAACTTGCATAGTTATAGATCATTTTTTAAGTTAAACATAAGAATGTTAGGGGTGATTGCTCATCACCCCACATCACATTCAGTATTATTCAGCGTCGCAATAAAGTTCGCCTGAAGTTGTAGGATCAGCAAGCATTACGCCAAACTCTGAGAGGAAGTGTACTGAGTACCCATCTTTTGCGTTTGAACGAAGAGTGCTGATTGATTTAGCGTGTCCTGAACCAGGAGCCACTGCACCAGCTGTATGCCATACAACAAGTTCACGATCTTTACGAACGATCTTACGTAAGTTGGATTCGCCATCACGTCTACTAGTATCAACTATAAGTATACGATATGATTCAAGCGGTTTACCACTTACTGGGTGAAGCTTACGGTTATGAATTACGTCATCAAGGATAGGAAGATGTTTCAATGTAATGGAAACTCCATTGAGCCCCTTATATGTAACAAACTGTCCACCGAGAGTAAGTTGCTGACCTGAGCCAGTAACAAAGTACGAATGATCCATCAGGGTATAACCCGATGCTTTATCACGAAGTACACGGTCAAATTCACGAAGACCCATTTCACCAGACAGACCGACGAAATTACGATCACCAAAACCTTTAATATTATAAGAAAGGTCTGATAAGAAACTATCAAGAATTTCTAAAGTAAGAGTCGTATAAGGACGCTTGTTTGCTGGAGCTATTTGCTCAAGGAAACCAGCACCAATACGAATCGGACGGCCATTAGTACCTTTCATAGAAATAGTACCATCGGCAGCAGCATTGTATTTCGAATAGACCATAAGCCTATCGAGACGCTCATACCACTGACGCCAAGCTGTCCATTCCTGATATACAGACCAGTATTTTGTTTCTTTGCCTGTCTGAGGATCTTTCATTGCGATCACCATGACAGTTGAAAAAGCTGTGCCGCTTATATCGTACGAAGCACGAGTTATAGTAAGCTGGTTACGAAGTTTGAACGGAGTCTGAGCGTTGAAGATATCAGCCTCATCACTCCACTCTTCATAAGCAGATGCTAAACGGCTAACCCTAGCGCCAGGAAGTAAAAGTGTAGGCAGAATAAAAGATTCCTCTTTTCCGTCTGAACAAGTTAATGTATAGACGTAGTCGTTACCATCCATATAAGGTTCGCCAATTACACGTGCCTGGAATTTGTTATCATCAAATTCTACAAGAGCACCAGGACCGAACCACTTTTCAGCGACCCAAATCTGGAATGTAGAATTCTGAAGACCAGGATATACACCAAGAGTGCTAGAAGTGATTTCTGCACCATTGTATACAGCACGTTTAATGACAATTGCCTTGTCATGCTCAATCATAACATCCCATTCATAAGTAGAATTTTCAATTACAGTCGTACGGCCCATGCCGGATGTGATGTAATCAAGAACACTACCCTGATCGAAACGGCCAAATATCGTTGATATGATACCAGGCATTTTATGAGGAGCGGTAAGTAACAACCTTGAAAGCTCTGCTTCATCATTTAAATCTGAGGTCCACTTGGTTTTGTAGATCTGCAAACTATTAAGAACATTGTCAATCATGTTGTGTCAAAATTTAAATTAGTATTTATTAATTAAGTAAAGAGCTTATCTTAAGAAGAGGTTCTGAAGTTCCACTAAAACTCGTATTGCCCCCAGCACTACGCTTGTCTTTTCCTGCTTTAAACTTTTTTCGAATATCTTCGTAAGCTTGTTTTTCTCCTTGCTTTTTATTTTCTGAAATTAATCTATCAGCGTACTTCATAAAGTAAGCTGTTTCGATCAGATTAGAGATCCTTTTTTTAGGATCCTGATAATCTTTTTGCATTGCAGTCAATCCTGCTTTGTCGGTTTTGAACATATAGTCCAAGAGTTCTTTGCGTTCTTGCTCGGCTAAAGTCATCCCACGAACATTTTTTAACTGCCCTACAGTATTATATACTGTATCAACAAACTCTTGTTTCGCATTTTGCTCATCGGCAGCAAACTTTTCTTGTTCTGCTAATAGCTTTTGTGCTTTTTTATCCCTGTATTCTTTTACCAATTCTAAGGCTTCTTCAGCCTCATCTTGAAGAACACCTGCCTCTTCATACCTTGTAAGAGCACGATTTATTTTCTCTTCCTTGTATCCTTGATTAATAAGATGTTCCCTTAAGATAGCTTTCTGATCTCTATCAACAGAAATATCAATATGTTCTAGATCTAAGGTATTACTATAGACTTCGTTAAAGAACGATTTTATATCGCCGCCTTCAGCAACGAATTTATTCAATCCTTCAATTTCTTCATTTGCAAATACAGGTTTAGAGTTCTCTTTAACAACCTTAACAAGTAAATCAACTACATCATCAAGTTTGTTTATCTCCATATCTTCAGGTAAAGTTATACCCAGCTTTTCTGCTAAGTCGGATGCGAAATAACCACTAACCTCTCCCTCATATTGACTCAGATCGTCTTTAGTTTCTTCTTTCTCTTCTTCCTCAACAGGTTCCTCTTTTGTAGTTTTTTTAGGATCTACAACTTCTTCTTCCTCTTCTTCGACGGGTTCATCGTCTACTACATCTTCTTTTGGTTTTGCCTTATCTTCAGCATCGCTACCATCGTCCACATATAACAGTGACGAGAGCGCATCAAATCCTTGAAATAAGTCTTTCTTATCTTCAGCCATAATTATTATTTTTTACTTGTTGTTGGTTTTTTACGAGCCTGTATACGTCGTATACTTAACTCGGTTTCTTTTTGTTTTTCTTGCATTTTATTCTTACGCTCGGTTTCCCTCTGAGCACGTTCTTTAAGTTCAGCGTCTCTACGAACCTTTGTCTCTTCTAACCTCATCTTCTGCTTTTCAAGAGACTCTGCAAAAGAGTTATCTTCTGGTGTAGCTTCACCTTTATTTTCAGCACCTATCATAGCAACCTCAAGAGTAACTTCTGCTTTACGAATAGAATCTTCTTCCTTAATCCTAAGTTCTTCAGACTTCAATTCATAGTCAGCATCGTTCTTTTGCTGCTCAAGCATCATCTCCTGTTCAGCCATCATTGACTCTTGCTGCTGTTGCTGCTGTACCATTTGCATTCTACGCTCCTCAATGTCCTTTAACTTACCTTTGATTACACTCATATTATCTGCTGTAATAATTTCTGCAGCATCCAATATAGTAGCACCATTCTGCATGGCAGGCTGTAAAAGAGATTTGAGAGCCTCTATATTCATAGAATCCTTTGTAGAATCACTTACAAATATATCAAGATCTGCATATATAAAATCATCTGATATATCTAAGAACTTCCTAGCACCATCTGATAATATAAACTGTAACTTGCGTTTGTCTGTATTGCTATATTGATGTTGCGCAACATTCATTAATAAATTGTATACCCTGCGCTTACACTGATTATGTAACCAGAATAAAGGTTCTGTAATATGAGAGGACTGTTGTACAGCACGCTCAACATTACCTACTAATTCCCTGGTTGCTATAGAACCTTCGCGTTGCTTTGTTATACCAACTACTTCGCCAATCATTGTTTCGATCTTTTCAAGTAACTGTATATAACTATCAATCGTTTGAATTGTAGAAAGATTCTGTGCTGATATTTGGTTAAATGGTGCCATCTTGCCACCTTCTCGACCAGGAACATCCCAACCCTCTTCATATGGATTTATGAAGTTAATGCCAAGTGCGTTGAGGTAGTGTAACCATTTATCTATATCAATACCATATTTCTTAGGTATCTGTGTGATGTCCATATTAAGTATAGAACCCTTATCCTTAGCAATAGCTAATTCAATCCTATACCATATAACCATATACATATATTGTAGAGGTTTCATAACCTCAATTAAAGACTTACCATATGCATTTGTAGCATTATATACTACTCCTGTATAGGGTAACCTATTATCATTTATGGTTTCTAGTGATCTGTGCTGATATGGAATAGGTCTTGCTTTGTATAAATCTTCACCAATCTTATAACCTTCCCATACTTCAATTACCCACTCCCATTCAATAATATCATCGGGCATAGCTACATATGTTTCGTCTACCACAACAGTATCAATAGTTCCATCTTCTTTTGGAACAGTTAAGAAACCAATTCTTGTATAAGAGCGCCACACTACATGTGCACAATATAACTCTTCTGTAGGTGTATCTCTATGACCACCTCCTCCCATAAATCTATTGCCTAAATTTTCAGACCAACGAATACCACCATCTGCCCTACCAGCACTCAACCTGCTTTGAGCAGATGTAGTACCACCTTGACTGATCATGTTCAACATTTTATCTAAGTCTTTTTCGTCAAGCAGATCCCTTAGTCTATCATACAAAGCATAAGGAGACATATAAAATGATCGCCTAAACCAGTTCTTCTGATCTATAAAATCTGTAGTAGCATCAATGTCGAAGTCACAATCTCTGGGATCTACTCGTTCTACAACAGGTTCCCCATTTATAGCACCTGTATAATAGATCTCCATACGAGCTGCTTGAGCATCAAACCAGCCTTTTAGGAATTCGTTCTTAGTATTTAAACGCTCTTTTAAATGTTTTAATAGATTATAACCAACTTCTTCTGCTATGGTTTTATAATCATATTTCATATATTTCTGTATATCTTGTAGAGTAACAGGATATTCTTCCCCTTTTAATTCAGCATTAATCGCCTGCATAAGAGTAGATTTGTATTCTTCCTGAACAGTAGATACAACATCATAGTTAGTTTGTATAACTCTAAAATCATCTGGCCGTTTGGATTCCTCACCAACAAGCAAATCAACCTTTGGCCTAATAATATTATAGTTTTGTATATTTGCTGGGAAGGTATCCCCAACATCATATGGATCTGTTACATACTTAAAATCACTTTTATCAAACTCAGAATCGTATAAACCATAAGCAATGTTCATTCGCTCATACTTATTACGCATACCGTCTTGACCACCAACGCCAACTCTTTCTATATAATAATCTATACATTCTTGTTGCCAAGATTCTGTCTTTTTACTATATGGTATTTTTTGGTTAGGTAAACCTTGTGCATTACTTTGCGACATAATAGTTAGGAATTTTATTTAAAAATAGAGGCTTTTTAAAAAGATACATATTAATCTTTTCTTCCTCTGATACTTTTTTTATTTTTACATGCTGTAGCTCTACATTATATATAAGGGCTAACCCAAAGGAAATAATGCGGTCAAAGTTACCATGAGCTGGGTCATAGCCAATCATTTCTTCTAATAAGGCTTCTGACAATATCTTTGTTAAGTTCTTTTTACCAGGTTCGTATTCTTCTAATAACCAATCCCTAATCAATGTTTCTAACCACTGTTTGATTGGCTTATTCATATGAGTGCCCTTACCCCTAGTAACAGTAAGATCCTTTATAATATCCTTTAATTTTGAAGGTTGATCTGCTAATAAATAGTCACAATGCTTGTTTACAAAATATGTAAAGAGACCTTTCTTTTCATTCTCATATAGCATTGTAGCACCATAATACATTAACAACATCCTTACATTCTCATAAAAAGAATCTGCTTTATCCGGCCTACCTGTATATTCTGCAACTGGCACATCGTACCATGATTCAAATGCTTGCAACCTTTTATATATAAACACAGAACCTAAAGAATCTGTAACAGATGTATCATGATCATAAGGGTCACAGCCTGCAATATATAATCCCCATGGAGGGTTATCCACAGGATGTTCCCATATAACAATTGCGCCTTCTTTGCTTTCACCAGCTTGTATTTTATATTTTGTTAAATCTTTTAACTTGGGATTCTGTTCAAACTTCACAATACCTGTAGCATCAAAATATAATGACCCAACTTGCTTAAGTCCTTTAAGAGACTCTGAATTTCTTATAGTAGCTAAATGCCTAATAAGATCCTTCTTAGGAAACATATTAGTACTTATGTTAAGAGTAGCTTC